AAATACTAGAACTGCTTGAGCATGATGATTGTCTTTTGAGCCGCAGCGTCTCCAGAACCAACATTATCGACCGCAATAGCAGTAGGTATCTTATCATTAGCGTGGTGGCCGTATTTATAAAATGTTCCAGCAACCGCGCCAACACAAAGATAATCTCCGGCATTAATCGCAGCATTACCTGCTTGATCTTTACCTTCGACCTGTGCTTCGCAAATACCTGCCAAACAAACGCGGATCTTATCGCCAGCTGCAGCAGCAGCATCGAGAGCAACTCCGATCGTTGATTTGTTAGCAGGAGATTCGATAACTTTAATGGTGCATTCAGCGCCGCCACTATCCACAGCATCAAAGGTAACTGAATCGCCTAATCCAATAACAGCATCTGCTATGAACCATTCGATTTGTCTTCGATTGGAAGTATTAACGCCATACGCATTACCATCGCTATCAAGAATGTCCAACTTTTGTAAAAGTGTTGATGTAGCCATAATAACCCCCTATTAGCTATTTTTAGTGTAAAGGCCTTGACAAGCCAAGTGTGATACATACATTTGCATACGGGTCATAATGTTAGCAGAACGAGAAGCATAACCTGAAACATGTTCAAAGTCAGATAGCTCAAACTGCGCATCTTTATCGAATGCAAGTTTTAAGTATTCAGTGTTAAGGAAATACATACGGAACTCACGATCTGCAGCAGCATGATTTTTCACATTAGCTGGTGAAGCAGGATCGAAGTAAAGACGAGCACCGTGAAATGCCAATGTAAGACGACCAAGATCCAAATCATCGGAAGGCATAAAGCGTTCCTGAGTTGTAATAGCTGCCTTATAAGCTGCATAACTTGTTTCATCTGAAATAATCAAGTTAGGCTGTCCATTTCCTGGGCTGTATGCCTGACACTGAAGATACAAATCAACCATGTCGGACACTGCAAAAGCAGCGCTTTCTTTATGTTGATTTTGCCAAGTAGCGAAGGTAGCCGAATCGATACCACCAATAGTTCCAAGCTGAGAGCCAAAGGTCGAAGCTTGTAGGAAACCATCACGGTTCGCGGCACCTTGTGTATCACAAAGTGAGTTAAGTTCTGTAAGTATAGTCGAGCTGTTAGCAACAAGCTGCTTATCAACTTCTCTTGCAAGTAAGCCCATAACTGATTTTAATCGAGCTTCTGCAATCGAAACGATAGCGCGAGGGCCTTTGTTCGAAAGTTCTTCTTTTTTAGTAATGACAACGGGTGCAACAAAATCACACCAGTTATAGCTAGCAGTGCGCAACGCATCTTTAACAGCCAAACTTACGGGTTCATACCCATTAGAAAGCTGTGTAATCTGAGAGTGCTCTTCTAAAATAACTGGAACATCAAGTTTTTGACCGCCATCGTATGTTTCTAATCCATCGCCGCGTCTCATCTCTGTAAGCAAAGGAGTTGATTTAAAAAGGTTATCAACTTCTTCATCTAAGAGGATGCGTAGCGTCGATGATAATACATCATTTGAAATAGCCATGTTTTTTATCCTCCGGTTTTAACATGTATTGTTTTTTCTAAAGTTTTGTTCTCTTGAGGGTATTCCATTTGGAATCCAAAAAAGCTTATCCGTTTTGAGATGAACGGGGCCTGTCGTAAATAGCACAGTTTTTTTCCTATTTTCTTCCATTTCTTTCAAACCATTCGTAAATCTCATACCCTTTGAGCCCTTTCGGTGGCTTATTTCCACTGAACTGGGCCGGCCTTCCGACCTTTAAAGAGTTAGCTCTTCGCTCTTGCCTTTCTTCTTTCTTCTGCTGGCGTTGAGTTTCAAGATCGGTTTTTTTCTGCCTTCCTTTAACTATGTAATACGCTTCTTCCAATGATAAGTTCGTGTTGTCTTTCAGCGTGGCAGCTACTTCACCTTTTAGGTTTTCCAGATCCGGATGTTCATTACGGAACTGTGTTAGTTTTATTCTTTTCATTTCTAAGTTTTGTTGTTGCCTCATAGGCTCTAACATGTCATTTAAACGACGCGCTACTTCTTGCTCTATTCGGGCTTCAAAACTTTTTGTGTCATAAGGGTCAAGCTCAACATTTTCAGCATTTGCCTTTTCTTGCATTGTTCTATAGAAATCAGATTCCTGAAGTGCAGCCTGTTGAGCTCTTAACTCTTTTCTCTGATTGGCTAGATCTTGTGTCTTTCTTGTATAATCTGACCTTAGGTTTCCAAGCAGCTGTTTAGCATCCTCTGGTAAGGCACTGAGAACTTCGTTGAAGTTAATACCTTTTACACCACCTTCGGGGAGTTCAGCGGTATCCAGATCTTCCAGAGAAGGTTTATTAGCCTTCGCTGTTATGTCAGCTAAAGTGGCTTTGTCGAGTGCTTCTTGAGCTCTATCTCTACCAAAAACCTTTTTCTTGTGTCGCTTCCCAAGATTTCTTTCTATAATGTTTTGTGCTGTCTCAGTTGCAGTTTCGCCTCTGAGATTATCTTGTCCAGTATTTTCTGATGTTGTGCTTTCACTTTCATTAGTGCTCACCGCATCTTGACCAGTGGTTGGGGCCACCGTGTTGGTCGCTTCTGCGTCGCTCATGTCATTTTCCTCCTATGCACGGGCTAGTAAAATGTCTTCATCGTCCTCAACAACGACTTCTCCACCAGGTAGTTCTTCTTCCATTTCAACATTAGTTACTTCTACTGCTACTTCTGGCATCTGATCCATCGCTTGTGGATTTTTAAGGAATGATCTGAATACTGCATTTTCAGCTGCGCTTTCAATAACACCTGTTACCATCATAACCCCTCTATCATCTACAAGATTTTCAAGGTCAATCATCAGGTCGTTTTCTAAAGCTGCATCACCGATAGCAGATTTAATCATCATTAAAGGTTGTAGTAACTGAGGAGGGAAAGGGCCTTCTATGTCCTCTTCCAACTCAATAATAGGATCTGCACCAAATAAAGGCATTGCCTTATTCAAAGCTCTCACTAAACGATTTAAACTGTTTTGTGAATAAACTCCTGCTGGTGCGAAATCTGTTAGAGCTTGTGCTTCAACAGCATCTAATGCCATTGCCTCATCAAGCAGTTCTTGTTCTAAAGCTGCGTTTTCGTTAATCGCCATCTTTCATGTCTCCCCATTTTTTCATGTTTTTAACTGTGAATGTTTGTTCTGCGGCTTTGATCTTATCTCCACCGGCTTTTTTAAGTTCTGTTGTCCAGGTTTGTGCTCTATCGTCTTCTTGAGCTCTTATTGCGCGTCCTTTTTCCATACATTCGTCAAGCTGATCCCATGTGGGCTTGACATAACCATTACGCTCAGCATACTCTTGCTCTGCGTATTTGTTATAAAAATGTTTTCCAAAAGATTGTGAGTAGTAACCATTGACTGGTGTTCCTTTAGTTCGTCCTTTCATTGAAATGTAAGGAACTGAAATCTGTTTTTGCAGTTCTCCTCCACAGCCACATTGATGTGTTTCCTCAAAGGTTTCCATCTGTTCGATAGACAGTATCTCCTCATGAAGTGTTTCGCAAGATTTGCATTTAAAGTTGTAAAACGGCATTGTATGTTCTCCTATTAGCTAAAGGGCAGTGCGCCCGGTAGAATACCTTGTAAGTTTGCTGGGCCTTGTGGGCCTCCAGCTGCTTGAGGATTTTGAGACATTTCTACTGCATCTGCTTGAATGGCTTCTCCAGCCAGTGCTGCTTGTGCTGCCGAAATACGGGCGTTGTTTTCCTCTGCGGCCATAACGAAATCTTCTGGTAGATTTAAAGCTCTTACCATTTCTTCCAAAATAGTCATTGTAGGGACACCTAGTTGTTGTAATAACGGGATTGATTGCAAGAACTCTCTTTTCTTCACGCTTTCGGAAAGTGGAGTTTGTGCTTGATCTTGTGCGAAAACAATAAACATCTCGTCTAAATCCATCGGTGTAACAACCGTTGGCTCGCCCGCAATGCTTAATAGTTCTCTGGTATCGTCTTCTTCAATGTAAAGAGCTAGCATGTAGAGATAAGCTCTAGCTAGATCTTCTATTGTATTATCCCTTTCTCTCGCTAACCTACCTACCTCAGATGAAGTATAAGCGGCAAGTGCTGTTATCTCCGTAGCCGATGCTCTTGTGCTTTCACCCCTTGTAAAGGGAGCCAAGATGGAGCCTTTGTCTTTATCGACCTGCACTTGTTGATAATAGTATTGAAGTTCTGGAGGTGTTGGATTTTGAGGAAGGGGACGGATAATACCATCCATTGTTTCCTCATCAATCTCAATAAACAGCCCATCAATACCACTAGTAACTTGTGCCATTTGTTCTTCGTCCATAGCTCCTTTTTTAACCAAGTATTGACGAGAACATTTACGGACAGCATTAGCTTGGAAAGTTCTAATGATGTTAGTTTCATAGAGTTGATCATAGATGCGCTTCATCGCTGAATAACCGCGAAGAGGCTCATCAGGCAACCTATTAAAGTAAAATGGTATAATCGGAAGAACAGGATCTCCCTTTGGATCCATGAATGGGATCTCATACTTATCTAAAAACTTCTCACCATCGCTCCAGTTTGGTGTCCAATGATAAACCATACCAGTAGCAATGTCATAGATCTCAACCATTTCAATGTATTTGTAATAATCAAAATCATAATCACCTATGTCGCCATCTTCCTTTTCGTATTCTCTTTGATAGCGATCGAAGAAATCCTTTTTAAATACTGAGTTCCATCTTTTCTTTCCATAAATCCTATTAGCATCGATAACAGTCATGTAGTATTTATGACCCACAAATCTTTGCTCATCCCACCTGCGTGCATTTCTATCTGTAATCACTTCCCAAGGTGGTATTGCAGTTAAATCTATTTTTCTGTAAATGTCTTCTTGACCTGTAGGAAGAAGCTTAACAAAAGAGTTAGGATAGATTAAAGCTAATCGTGCTGCAGCTTCAAGCTCTTTTCTTTGAAAGATTAAAAAATCATTAGCCAGATGCTGAGCTATCTGTGCATTACCTCTTCCTTTTAAACCAGATTTAACAATCACACCTGGGTTTCTAGAAAATAATGAAGCAATGTAGCTTTCAATAAAGCCATAACCATCTGATGTTTGAACATAAAGCTGAGAGTTAAGCTGACTTTCTTTATTCCAAAACTGTGTCTCATAAACTGATTTGTATCGCCATAGCTCTTGCTTCTGCTCTTCCCAATACTTATCATGTTCATGACAGATCTGTTTAACTACCTCAACTGATAAAGAATAACTCATTTATTTACCATCCTCTAATGTGTTGGTGTAAGCCGTTAGCTTTAAGTATTCTTTGTGATTTTCTTTTTTTTCTGTATTCATCAATCATACTCCTCCGAACTGACAGGAAGCTTGGAACCCCAACGAGTTTTGCCGCCCATAAAGCTAATGCTATACTCATGACCATGTCGTCGTGAGCCCCTATAGCTGCTGGTGCGCCTTTTGTTATTTGAATGTTTCGAAGCTCTTGCCATAGATCTTTATCCACACAGGTAATACACTGTTCGCAGATTAAATCGCGTAAGTGGTCATAGATAGCGATTTTATTTTCCTTTCTAGTTCTCCAATCCTTTCCGCGTTTATCTTTGTAAAGGTTTTTTAGCTTCCATTCTTTTAATCTGTATAGGACAGTTTCACCTGGCCCATTTTGCTCTACCAATGTTAGCGGATTACCGTATTCATGATACAAATCAAAAATCATTTCAGCTAACTTATGTGGTAAAATCTCATTGCTTCTATAGCAATAAACTGGTTGCATTGTGGTGCAGCTTACAATAGTAATAACTGAGTAATCACCACCCCCACCACTCGCGACATCAACGCCCATAGCGAACTTATCGCCTTCTATTGCATCCGTGTATTGTCTTTCCGATGAGCGGCCATTGTCACTTCGCTCTAAACGATCTAAGATGTCCATCGGAAAGAAGTTGTTAGAGGATGCAAAGAAGGCTTCATCGACTGTAGCGGGGAACTCGCGTCTAAACTTTTCCACACCTAATGTATTAATCTGGGATCTACGCCAGTAAAGCTGGCCTAATGTTAAATCAAACTGTTCCTTTAAAGCCTGTTCTTCTGAAGTGGGATTAGGAACCTGAGGCTGATGGAACTGAGATTTTTTAGTGTAGATTTTATGTTGATGCCAAGGAAAGAAACAAAGGTGCCAACCATTCTCTGGTGCTCCCATAATAAGTTGGTGGTATTTATCACCTGGTGTATTTGGCGTTGTTTCTATAATAATCTGTCCTTCCCCTACTGAAGAGACAACATTGGCAAGCAAATCACTTTGATCGTCAAAGAAAGCAAACTCAGAGATGTGGCTAGATGAAAAAGTAAAGCTTCGCGTGGCTCCGGCCTTCCCACTTGCGGTAAAGGATCTAAGTGTCGATTTAGTATCTCCAAACTGGAGGGTTCTTGCGGACGATTTGCTAAGCTTCCTTTGCAATGGTTTTGGCAATGAGAGATAGAACTCTTTGTCCATTTGGTGGAGATGGTCGGCACTGTCTCTGGTATAACTAATAATGGCGTGGCTTGTTGGCTCTCCTGACATGTATTGTTGCCAGAGGAAGTAAGCTCTGATAAGAGTTGAGCATCCAAGTTGGCGTGCTTTAAGAACGATAATACGGTTTTGCGTGAGTAATGCATCTAATAGCTCCTCTTGCTCGTCCCTTAAAACAAAAGGAACCAGTTTGTTATTTTCTTTATCGAATACTTTTAAAAACTTGAAAAAGTTTCTTGGGTTCTCAAAAGCGTTTAATAGCTCCTGAGGAACCTTCCTAATCCTGGCCGCCATCTATCACCCTGAGTATTTCGTCGAAATCACCATCTGCAGTTCCAAACTCAACCTTATACTTGTGCATCACCTGTAGTAGTTCCATAAAGGTTCTAGGTGAGGCTTTCCAATCTGTTTCATCGTTGTGTTTGACTGCTAATAGCATAATGCTTTTCACGATCTGCTCAAAGTCACCACCTTCTACAGCCTTCTTTAGCCGTGTCTTGTAGTTTCTGGAACGCAGAGCGTGCTCAGCTTTCTTCTTTAGTTTTTGATCTTGAGTGCTCATAGTGTTACCTCCTATGTATAGCACTTTATTTTTCCTCGTCATAATCACCTAGAGGTATTTTAAACTTTTCATCTAATCCATCCATGTCTATTAAACGATGACAAGTAAGTGTATTTAACATGTAATACTGAAGACGAGTTAAGACACGGCCTTCAACCACACCTTTATTCTTCTCAAACATCTTATTAACACGACACACATCAGGCCTAGTATCATAGATCTTGCATTGATTATTCTCATCTAGATTTAAACAGCGTCCGTTCTCATCAACTGGTAGCTCTTTTTGAAGAGTGCCCACATGATTACAACAAGCTCCGCAACCACTACAAAGAAACTTCATAACAAGCTTCTAAGTAGTTTCATTGCTCGCTTTTCACGCTTCCATAAGTAGCTAATGTTGAAGCCTAACTTATCGCCTATTTCACGCCACTTTAAGTTATGTCCGTATCGTAGCATTAGGATGTTCTGATCCAACTC